TACTTTTTTTTGATAAAATCCATATATGTCATTATTATTATGATGATTATGCATTTTTTGTTTATTCCCATGTTTAGTACATATGACTAATGCAATGGCTAGCACTAATAATACAAATACAAGAAAAATAAATGAAATTTGTCCTGCTGTAAATGTTGTCATATTAAAATAATTAATTATTGTAGTTATATAAATAATAAAATATTATTAAAGAATATTTTATTATTATTAAAGAATATTTTATTATTATTAAAGAATAAATATCAAAGAATATTATTAAAAAATAAATATTAAAGAATATTATTAAAAAATAAATATTAAAGAATATTATTAAATGAGTAATATTGATGCCTTATTTAGTTTTTTTGTATTTAATCCAGATACACCAAGTGTGACAAGTTCGCCAATTACACCAAGTTTGCCAAGTTCGCCAATTACACCAAGTGCGCCAAAAAAATATAAAAAAAAATCTATTCCAAAAAATATAAAATTAAGCATATGGAATACTTATATTGGAGAAGATATTATGAAGCATAAATGCTTTTGTTGTAAAAAAATAACAATTAAAATTGTTGATTTTGAAGCTGGGCATGTATTAAGCGAATTTAATGGGGGGTCAAATGAAATTAGTAATTTTAGACCAATATGTCGAAATTGCAATTTATCAATGGGGACTATGCATATGGAAGATTATATAAAAAAATATGGGCTTTATATTTAATTTTTTGAAGTTATAATTTTTTTGAAGTTATAATTAATAAAATCTCATCTATTTTATTTTTTATTATTTCAACATCAGAATGTAAATCAACTATTTGATTTTTAACTAATTCAATTTCATCTTTTACTTGTTCTATACCTATAGAATGTGAGCATACTTCATCATATATTAAATTATTTGTGTCTATTACCATTTTTAATTCTAAAAAAGTTGAATCAATATTTGTATTTTTATATAAATGATTAAAAATTTCATCGTCAATGTCATTTTCAATGTTATTATTAATGTCATTGTCAATGTCAATGTCATTATTAATTGTTATATTCTTATATTTGTTGTCACTACATTGGCGATCAATGTAATTTTTTAAAATAATGTTATTGTACATGGATAATAATTCTTTATGATTTTCAATATCATCTACAATATTATCTTCCATTTCAAGGATATCCTCATCAATTTTATTTTTTATCTCTTCCATTTCAAGAATATCTTCCATTTTAAGAATATTATCTTTACAATATATTTGTATATATTATCTTTACGATATATCTTTAATATCATATCTTTTATTTAACTTTAAATTTAAAGCCACATACACAAGTACAAATGACATCAGATTCTTCATCTGCACCCCTTAATTGTTTAGTTGCGGGATTAGATTTATTTTGATGGCACGATGGGCATTTATATAATTCTGAATACTTATGTTTGATTTTTTGCATCATTCTTATAGCAATATCCTTTTTTTCTTTTTCTTGTGCAATTGGACATAATTCCGATTCTGTCATAAATCCAATTTTTTCAATCGCGATAGATTGATTTATAATTTGATTAATAAGGCATCTGCCATATTCTTTTACAGATTGAGACTTTTTATGTAACAATCTTAATACTAATCCACATTTAGGGCTATAATAAGTTTCTAAAAATTCTAATGATTCCCAATTTCTAGGTGGTGGTGTATCAGATTGTCTACAATTAGCAATTGTGGAATTATAACATGATTTTTCTATATTTTTTGCAATATTAATAATATTATCAATATTATAATTAAATTCATCATAATAATCATATAAATAATCTATTATTTTCATAATTACCATATTTCTTGGGGTAAGAAATGATTGTATTGTATTATCATCTATTACAATATCAGGATCAATTAACTCGCCATAGATATTTTCTTCAGATGTATAAGTTGACTGAGTTAATTCTAAATATTTGCTTGTTATATTAAATATTAAAGAAATATCAATTTCATCATATTTAATTTTAAATAAAATACTGCAAATTTGATCTGATGTTATTTTATCCATAATATATAAACAACCAAAACTATCTAATGGATAATATGAAATTTTATATAATAATATTTTGTTTAATTCATTTATTTTATCAAATAAAATAATTTCATTTAATTTAAAATTTAAATATTTACAATATGACACAAATTTTGCCATTAATAAATTTTCTTTTTTTAATTTATTTTTAATATTCATTGAACATTTTTTATAAAAAATATCTAAATTAATTTTCATTACTGTAATCCAAAAATACTCTATAAAATATAAGTATTTAAAATATAAGTATATAAAATACAAGTATTTAAAATATAAGTATTAAATACAAGATAATCAAATATATTTAACTATCAACTCCTATGTGATGAGTATTATATTAAATATATAATATATACTTATATATAAGCATAATATAGTATATAAAATATGTCAACGATTTTTTATATGCTCATATTATAGATGGGCAATTATGTTTAATATATGTGTACTAGTATAAATTGCTAGTAATTACTATAGGATCCCTAATTGAATTAATGGTTGTGTTTTTGGTATTATGTGAGGCTATTAATGCGTTGATCAATTATGGTACGCTAAAAAAATATTTTATATAAAATATTTACTATTAGTATTTTTTTTCGCTTTTTTTTGCGCTTTTTTGCACATTTTTGCACATTTGATTATATAATATAATACAATATACAGTAATGGCTTTAATGGTAGCAAATCGAAAGGCTCTTGTGTCATTTTGGAATTTTATTAAAAAGCAAAAAGAATTTACAGAAGATTCAATTAATTTAATTTCTCACAGTAGGGGTAAATACAATATTACAAATATAAATGCCGTTTTAGATGTAACTGGAAAAACATTATTCTTTTGCGCATGTGAAATTGGAAATATTTTATTGATTGATTATTTAATCAATTCATTTCCAGATTTAAAATTTAGTCCATATGAATATATTGATTCAAGTAATTATATGAAAGATCCATTATGCTATTTAATTACAAAGGGTAAAAATGAATTGATTGTGTTTTTGTTAAATAAATTTAATATATTTACATATATTAATCCATTGAATATAGATCATTCTAATACTAGTATATTAGAAGATGTTGTATTTAAAGCAATTAAATATTTGACAAGTTTTCAAGATATTCAAATTGCACTTCATCTTATATTAGAGAGACATACTGATTTAATGGAAATTGCAGAAAGTGGACAGTTTCGCAATTATAGACTAAATAAATTACTTCAATCAATTGCTGAAAATGAATTTTATTCCGATTATATAAGCGTAACTACAAATCAATATAGCATTTCTGATTTTATGGAAAAATATAATTGTAGACAATTATGGTTTAATTCTCCATTAAAAATATTTTTAGAGTTTCAATCTCCATTGCATAGAATTATTTATAATGATGGTAGTAATGGTGTGTTAATTGATGACAAAATTAGATTAATAACAGAATTTGTAACCATTGATAATAATTTATTATTGTCAAGATATAAATTTAATAATTCTGATAATTTATTATGTGATCCAATAAATTTTATTATTTTAATTGATGATCATAATAAATTATGCCATATTGATGATCGTCAATTAATTTACTTATTTGAGACTATTATACAATTACATTTAAAATATAACACCAATTATCAAGAGTTGTTTACAAATAGAGAAGAGATTATTCGATTGTTATGTGTTAGTTATTTAAACAATAATTCTTATAAATATCTTCAGATATTAATCAAATACGGGTTTAAGGTCGCCATGGGTGAAATTTTTGAATTATTAAAAACCTTAAAATTAAATTATGTAGATTACCCAGAAGAAGTTAGTGATTTAATTGAATTAGAGACAAAAAAAATAGAAGAGCCTCATAGTGCCGTAAAAGTGTTTGAGACCTCAGATGGCCACATTGTGACCGCATATAAAAAAAGTGAAATGACTGAAAGTGAAAAACGTATGTTTGAATTACAAAAAATTGTATATACGTCAAAATTAGATCATACATTATTTGAAAGTATCCCAGATTCACAATTAAAACCATTACCGGAAAAAATCTATATTTATTTTGGAAAACAATGTATTCAATGCAATAAGGATGCAACATTTTATTGTTCTAAATGTGAATTAATTAGATATTGTTCTGTAAAATGCCAGCGCTCAAATTGGGCACACCATAAACATATTTGTGGGAAAAAATCATATGAAATACAAGTAGATGAAATACAAGAAATTGTTAAAGAAACTATTGAAAATATTATTAATGCGATTTAGCGTAATAATGCACTGCATTCTTTATCAACAAATTCATTTCCCATCCAAATAAATAATTTTTTTTTATTTTCCCCAGATGGTCTTTTTTGGTGACTTTTTACATGTATTAATTTAATTGATTTATATTTTGGGGTTATTTTTAATAATAATTGTTCAGCAATGCAAATTAAATCATAATTTTTCATTTCATGTGCGGTATTTGCAAGTCTTCTATTGGGCAACCATTTATTAAATGTATTTACACAAATTAAACTATCAGAATATAATTCTACAATTGCGTCATTTTCGCCATTTGCGCAATTTATTGATTCTATATATAATTGTGCCAAACAATAAATAATTCCAAGTAATTCACCTCTGTTATTAGATGGTGATATTTTAATGCTTTCATCTATTGAAATAAATGGATGTAGTGTATTACTATCTTCAATGCTTTGGTCAAAATTTATATTATACTTGTATGGTTGTACAAGTCCTTTTAATACTTGCTTTGTACAACCATCTATTAACATTGCGCAATATGATGCAATTGCATTTTTTTTACCATTATTATTACAACCACCATCTGAAAATGAATAAAACATATTTGAAATTATAAAATACAAGTATATAAAATACAAGTATATATTTATATAAATTTATATACTATGGCATTAATTGCAATGGTATTTGCCGTGATATTTGCCGTGACATTAAATACCATGGCATTCACCGTGGCATATAGTATATTTAATAAAATGGATGCTATTATAAATTTAGACGATTTAATTAATGCACATCATAAAAAAGATATAGTTGAGCTTATGACTCAAATTTCGCCCATATTATCAAATAAATATAGAAATATTGAATTTGTAGTTACAAGCGAGAAATTAGATCAAATCATTACTAATAACATCGGGATTACTCAATTAAATATTAATAATAAATATAGCGATCTTGTAATACAACAGCCATTATATGGTAAAGATGTGTATCATGATTATTCACTTAAAGAATTAAAATTATTATCAAAAAAAATAAATTGTCAATTTAGTGTTATCTATACAACAAAAAACAAAATCGAATCGGAGGAAAATACATTTATTAGCTCAGCGATTGCAATTGATTATTATATTTCTAAAATATCCACTATATATAATAATTATCATTCTAAAAAAATGTATGTAATAAAAAATTGCGATGAAACAATTTTACAGCCATATTGGGATTTAGCACTTCCATTTAAAGTATTAAAAATCGAACCAAAAGAAATATCATTGTTTTCATTAAGTATGATTCAATCATTAGATATAAATATTCCATATCTTATATCATGTGAGCAAATGCTTGAATGAAATTGAATGAAATTGAATGCAATTGAATGCAATTGAATGAAATTGAATGCAATTGAATGCAATTGAATGAAATTGAATGAAATTAAATTTGTTTTTTTGTCATTTATATTTGAATTTATATATGAATTTATATATATGAATATTATATGCAATAATGTCTCAAAATACAATTGTTTCAATTTTACAATCTGAGATAATATCAGAAGATAGGCAAAATAGGGCAAATGGAATAACTGGTCAGTTATTAACATTAAGTGAATTTAATTCTATTGATAAACCTCAATTTGAGGGACTTGTAAAAATAAATGGATGTGTTGTGATTCCACTAAATCATTCATTTATCCAACAAGAGCATTGCAGTATTCCTATATTGAAGGAGGATTATATATCAAATGTGCCACCATATATATTAGAAATTTTATTATCAGAGAATCTTTTTGGCAAACTTTCATTAAGTGGGGGTGGGGCGTTGTGGCCACTTATGCACTTATATAATTATAAATGTGACCCTCCAAGCGATTGGGATTTATTTCATTATGGGTTATCTAACACTGATGATATTATTATTGTAGAAAATATAATATACAATATTTTACAAAAATATTATGAATCATTTAATATTGTTAAATGTAAAGGCATTACACAAATAACAACAAATGATTGTAAAATTCAAATTATATTTAAAGATTATGTTTCTATAAGTGAAATTTTACATAGTTTTGATATTTCAGCATCGAAGATAGCATTTGATGGTCGTGAAGTATATATGACTAAATCATTTGCATGGACATTTATTACTAAATTAATTATTGTGTCCCCAGAATATAGAAGTGACACATATGAAATACGATTAAAAAAATATTTAAAAAATAAAACATTTGGACTTATATTTAAAAACATTCAAATTATAACCGATGATCAAAAAAAAATAGAATTACCTTTTTGTGAAATAATTATACAATATTTTATTTCACCCAATTTAGTAATTGGGCATATTAAGTTAAAAGATATTGAAGTTATTGAATATACAAATATTCAAAATCGATATAGTGGGATGGGTGCATTAGATAAATTAAGTAGTTCGCAAATTTTTGATATAAATGCAAAATTGTTTTGTTTAGGCAAATATGAATATTTTATATATAAAGAAACATATCAGAAAAGCTGTGTGCTAAATACACTCATTATCAAACATATATTAACCCAAAGAGAATTTAATGAATATTGGGCACATCTCAAGGTATCAACTATGATAACATTAAACTGTGAATTTATGTATGAATTAGACCATAATATATTTGACATGATATTTTATCAATATTCAAATAAAGAAACACTTAAACAACAAATAGTAGATTTAATTATTGAAATAAATAATAGAATAAGCGATGAATTTTTTCCAAAATCAAATACATTTGTATTTTCTAAAAAATTTATGAATGAATTAAAAATGATTATATCAGATATTTATAATAAAAATTCAAACATCACTATTGATTGGTGTTCCTATATAAATAGATCAAATGCGGGATCTATTACGGCAAAAAAAACTGATGAAGAATGGAATGGTTCTCAATATCATCAAAATATAGATCAAATTTCATTGGTTAGTATCAAACATAATATTGAACAATTTATTATAAATTATAATATGGATATATGTGCAATTTGTTTTGAGCAAATAAGCCCATTTCATCCAAATGTTATGATTTTAAATTGTGGTCATATATTTCATAAATATAAAATAGTAGAGTTCAATTCAAGCATAGCTACCAATACTGCGACTATTATATGTGGTGGCATTATTAATTGGATTTTGAAAACATATAAATGTGCAATATGCCGAAGCAATGCATATTGCCAACCATGTGACTATTTTTAATAAAATAGTATTACTTTAATATTACTTTTATAAAATAATATTACTTTAATAAAATAGTAATATTTTTTTGATACTTATATGATCACAAAATAAAAAATAATGGTTGGTATATATGGCATAAATAATAAAATTTTTACATTAAAAAAGTGTAATATTCTTTAATCAACTTCAAGACATTCATCGCCATCGCCATCGCCGTTGCTGGCGCAGTCTTTGATGTCGCCATTTTTAGTAAAATTAACGATTGTGCATAATTTCTTAAAGAGATCTTTTACATATATATTGATGCCTAAATTAATATGGTCGGATAAAATCCAATCAACAATAGAAATTGATTCATTAACATCACTATTGGTTAATGTAAATGCAAAAGTAGATGCTTGTTCATATTTAATTAATTTTTTTCCATTTCTCCAAATTATAAGCAAAGCTTGATTTTTTTTTAAATCAGTTAGCGCGGTTAGATGAAAAATATCTTTATTTTGTTCAATAAATTCACAATCGGCATTTATCATAATATATTTATATAAAAGCACAAGCCAAGATTTTACATCATTTAGAATACTTTTATCATCTAATGTCATGAAAATATCTGATTCTATCATATCAATAATACTAGAAATATCAATTACATAACGATAAAAATTGGGCATTGACATAGCATCACTCAATAATAATTTATCGCTTTTTAATAATGCGCTATGGTTACCTTTAATATGCTTGCATGCGCTTTTAAATGATTCTTTTTTTAAATGAATTAATTTTGCTGTATCATATAAAATGCTTGCTATATTACAATACAATAGAACATCATTTGGCAATGAATCTGATGGTTGAAATTCCCCACCTAACCAATTGCTAACTGTTGATTCATATAATTTTTGATAAATTCTATTAATGTTTCTATCTATTACTGCAACAGTTTGACCAGTTTGAATATCTTTTATGGCATAAAAACCATTGCATGTAAATTGAATAAATTCAAATACTTTAATTTCTTCAGTTTTGACTTTACTCATTTTTTTTTCTTCAGTTTTGACTTTACTCATTTTTTTTTCTTCAGTTTTGACTTTAGCCTTAATTGCTAATTTATCTATATTATTAAATATATTCAAATATACTAATATATAAATATAGGAATACATAATTATATGAATACATGAATATAGGAATACATAATTATACGTCTGTGTATGTTAAAAATACCGAAGCTGTGATGACGGCATCCTCAAATGCCCTATGTGCCTCAAATGGATATTCTTCCCCCAGTAATTGATTTTTTGCATCGGATAATTTATTTAAGTGTTCTCTTTTTGAAAATGATCTAAACATATTAAGGCCATCAAATGATTTTCCCAGCGATTCTAATTTGAGTGTTTTGGTTTCATTTCCACCCCAATGAAGAAAACATCTTCTGCCAGATATATATTTCACCCATTCATGAAATTTATCAATCATTTCATTATTTAATGATTGAATATGTTCTTTGCTATCTATATTGCACAATACATTTTCAATGTTTAACCCAGTTAGATATTCAAAATCTAATTCGGTAAATCGTTTTCTCTCTACTCGTTTATGGCTTGGCTCCAATACTGAATCTTCTGAATATTCTAAGATATCATGATATGTATCATATATAGAACCATCTACGGAAAATGCAACTGCACCGATTTCAATAATAATTTCTTCATTATATTTAAAATCTCTAAATGATTCAATATCTACTGATATACAACAAGTTGGGACAAAATTAATTGGTAATATATTTAATTGTACACCTTTTAATTTTTCCATTAATATATTTTTTCGATGTTGAGAATATTTAAGGGCAAAAATTGCTCGGGTTAAATCATTTATTTTTTTTAAATTTGAGGATGGGATAAGCTCAATGCTTAAATTATCATTTTTTACATTTATTAATTCTGTATGCGAGAGTTGCAATAAAGAGGCATATATAGAAGATTGGATCCTATGGACATCCATTATTTTGTTTACATATTTAATTTCGATACAGTTACCATTGCCATCGCGATCGCCAACATTAACAAAGTCTGGATTGTATGTTATATGTCCGGCAATTTGTGAACTTCTATGAATTGTAACGCAATGAACTGCATTGTATTGATATTCTAAATGACCTTTTTGTTTTAAATACTCTATAATATAAACAATTTGGGCTTTAATATCATCCTGTTTGTTTTCTAAATAATTAGATACTGACCATAATTCGCCAATTTCCATTGAATATCTTGCGACGGTATTTAAATATGAATTTAACTCATTTTTGTCTAAAAGTTTATGTAAATATTTTCCAATAATAGGAGGGCATATATATGTTATTGTTTTAGTTTCTTCATCATATTCAAGTTTTCTATCTTTTTTTTCAATATTTGTATTACTTGAATCTTTTGTAATGATTTTTACATTTTGAATAGTATGACCAAGCATTTCGGCAATTAAAATTTCCACATTGATCCCTAAAAAATCATTATCATTTTGTTCTGAATGAACTAATGATTCTTCATTTATTTCAGTGTCTGGTATATCCAATACTGAAAATTCATTTTCAATGTATTCTTTTATTGAAGGAACTGAATTTAATGCCACGGCTAAATCTGTAGTGGAAATGATATTTTTATAACTTTGGGCTTTAACTATTTTTTTCTTCATAGGGGTACTATTACATGAAATTGGCAAAAAATGCAATGGGTGATTTTTTCCCGTTAATGAAAAATACCTACCCATAGCTTTATTATACACAATATAAATTCTATTTTTTGCCCTTGAAAGCGCCACATATAAACACCTAATATAGGCATCTTCTGTAATACCATATTTAGTATATGGTGGCTCAATTCCATATAATATTACGGTATCTCTTTCTGTACCCTTTAATGATTTGGCTGTTCCAATAGTGTATATATTTTCAGTCATCTTTACGTCTTTGGCCATTAATGCATCACCATCGCCATTTACAATATTAATTAATACACTTGGATTGTGAGTATTTGCCGACAATCTAATCGCTTTTGAAATTTTATCTTGATTAAATTTTTGAATTGATATTGGAGATATCCCATATGCATCACCATTGGGGTGTAATTCTGATAATGATAAAATCTTACCAATTTTTAATCCTAATTCTGAAATGTCCATGCTATTTATATAATGATAGTTGATCACTTGCGGGTCTTCTCCTTTCATTTTATTATTGCTTTCATTATTGCTTTCATTATTACTTTCATTATTACTTTCATTATTGCTTTCATTATTGCTTTCATTATTGCTTTTATTATTGCTTTCATTATTGCTTTCATTATTGCTTTTATTATTGCTTTCATTATTGCTTTCATTATTGCTTTCATTTGCGCATTTGCACTCTTCATTTGCGGAAATTTGATCATAATGAATTTTTTTGGAAAAATGTGCTTTACTAAATTGATTTAATAATTCTACAATTTTTGGGTGTGAGCGGTGATTATATCTCATAATAATTTTGTTTTCTTTTGGGGAATTGATCCATTTGTTTGCATACCAATTACATCCAGAATATAATTCTTGTCTTGGATCTCCAGCGACAATTAATCTATTTGATTTTTTTGAAATGGCATCAATTATATTTCCATGTGTATCATTTAAATCTTGTGCTTCATCAATAATAATCCAATCCCAAAATTGACCATCTGGCAATTCTTGATTTAAAAAAGAACTATTTATTTCTAATGCAATCCTATATGATGAACTTTTAGGAGTGTTTTTAAAATCTTTTGACCAATGTGCGTATTTATCAAAGGTCAATACATATAATCCATTTTTTGTTTCTGTTTCAGTTTTTGCCTCATCGCAAACTTTTGCCTCGTTGCTATCTTTAGCCTCGTTGCTATCTTTAGCCTCAGTTTTAATTTTTTTGGGCGCATATCCTTTAGTATTTATTAAATTTTTATTGGATTGAATATTTAGTTTTAAGCGTCTAAGTTTTGCACTTAATTCTTCAGATGCGCATACATTATATGCTAATACTAATATATTAGGTTCTACTTCTGAACTTTGCATTGCTTTTGATATAATATGGCATAGTGTTGTAGATTTCCCAGATCCGGGTCCCGCCATAATCAATAATAGTGGATCATTAGATCTAGCAATTACTTTTTGTTGATCTTCATCTAATATAATTGGAGATTTTAATCTATGCTCATTATTTAATATATTATCAACTAATATATATTTTGTACCAGTGGTGGCAATATCTAACTCTTTACAAATGTCTTTTAATTGCGCTAAAGATAAATTTATATACTTTTCTCTTTTTATATTTTGATCTAAAATTAACTCATTGTCTTCATCAGTCAATGTATATAATTCTAATAACTCACTCTCACTCTTTCCAATTAATTCCGCAGTTGTATACGGATATCTTCTATGCTTTAATATCCAAATTAAATTTGCCTTGGTTGCCATTATTGTAAATTTAATTAATATTGACCAATTTGGGCGCTATCTGTCCTTATATACCATATCAGTATATATTTAATATAACGCTTACTCTTTCCAAAATATTAAAAAAAAAGAGTTTAGACAAATTCAATTTATTTTCTCTGTCTCCTCGGACAAATTCAATTTATTGAATTTTCCAAATTTTAAAAGAAAGAGTTATAGTATGTCTTTTAATCCTTTAAGTGGTTTTACTTTTACAACATTTCTCGCGGGTTTTGCTTTAATGGTTATTTCTTCTTTTGTGAATGGATTAATTCCCTTTCTAGATTTAGTTGCTTCTTTTCGTTTAACGGTAATTTTTACAAGACCGGGAATAACGGTGGGTCGATTTCCTTTTAATTCTCCTTCTATAATTTGTAATAATGAAACAAATAAATCATTTACTTGTGTTTTAGAAATCCCAACCTTGCTGGACAATTCAGCCACAATTTGGGCTTTGGTCATACCCTTTTCTTTACTACTTTTTTTAGGCATTTTTATGAGTTAAAATTTATATTGTATTAAAATAAATATTATTTATATTTTATAAATATTTAAAATTTTTTATATTAAATATTGACAACAAATGTTGTAAATATTTATATCAAATATTGATATTAATTAAATACGTAAATATATACTTATATACTTGCATACTTGCATATATCTGCATATACTTGCATATACCTGCATATATTTGAATATACCTGCATATATTTGAATATATTTGAATATACCTGCATATATTTGAATATACTGATATTAAAATATATATACGTAAATATATTTTATATATCAAATATCAATATCAAATATCAATATCAAATATTGTAACTATTTAGTATGGAATCAATTGGTGAAGTTAAAGGCACAATCGAAAACAATTTAGCAAATGATATTGACATTGGAGAATTATCCTCTTTATTAGAAAAAAGAAGAAATGCAAAAAACATAGAGATAATTCCTTATGATGATATTAAAGACTATGATATCAACATTGATGATGTAAATATGATCGACATTGATGATATTGCCCAAATGAAACATTTACGAAATATGGATAATTCCGATCATAAAATTTCAATACTACTCTCAAAAGATTTAAAGAAAATAATAAGCAATAAGCAATACAGAAAGTCTTCAAAACATGAAATTGCTAGTTACTATGATGAAGGGTATTTTGTAGATTGGATTGATTCATATCATACATTAGGAAAAACTAAAGTATTAACCATAGATGAACCAAGATATAAAATCACATCTGAAAAATTTAAAAGTGATTTATATCAATTATATCCACCACAAGAAACATTATTACACGCAATGATTGAATTAGAAACCAAGCAAAAATTAAAAATAATATATGATGATATATATTATATAGCACATTCAAGATTTGGAATATTATCACCAAAATTTTCATTTGGTAAGACAATTCTTACATTAGCATTAATATGTGAGCAAAAATATGTCTTAAATAAAAATATTCGATACCCATTATTATCGGTGTATTCATTTTCTGATAATGATATGTCAAATAAAATGAATGTAACCATAGAAGAATTTAAGACATCAAGATATCAAGATTTTACACCTAATAGTAAATATGGATTTTTCCCCGAAGTTAAATTAGTTGAAACAAATATTCAACTATTACCAATTACTGTAGTTGCGGTTGCAAATAGTATTATTGTACAATGGGAAAATAATATTAAAACATTTACAAATTTAACTTATTTTATTATTAATGACGTTCATACATTAAAAACATTTGAAAAAATGATTATTAATTATAAACAATCGATCTCTAATAAGATATTAGAATATGATATTTTATTAATAAAAGTTGGTAGCATCACAAAAAATTATAAAACCGTTGAAGAACTACAAAATTTAACCAATTTTATTGGAGCATCTTCAAATCCAAATTTATTTGGATCATCGCCTAGATCAATATTTGATGCAATAAGGTCTATATTGGGCAAATATAAAATTTCAAGATTTATCATTGATGATTTTGATGTAATTAAATTAACCGGTTCTGATTATTTAATAAATGCATGCTTTACATGGTTTATTTCTGCAACTAGAAGAAGTTCTAACATTAGATGTCCAATATATGATTATCTTGAAACTCCAATAAAAACATTAATTAATAATAATTTAGAATTTCCTGCAATTTCTATAAGTGAGGATGATGTATTTAATAGTGTATTTAACATTAAGTGTGAGTCGCAATATTGCGATATGCATATTCATACAACACAAGTAGATTTTAGAAAAATAGTTGTGAAGGGAAATTCTACAAAATTATTACAAAATCTAGAATTAGCCCCGGAAGTCATCGAAATGATTAATGGAGATGCTATTGGATTGGCAGCACAAACATTAGGATTGGAAGTCAATTCTATCGGGGATTTAATATATAGAATAATGGGGAATCATATTAGCAGTATTAAAAAATCCATTAAAATTTTTGATAGAATTAAACAACTTAGGGCAATATTGCATAATATTGTAGTAGAGACATCCGAGAATGAAAATCAATTAATGTCAGCTGTCGGTAGTGAAAAAATAAATTCTATTCAAAAAATAATATTAGATGCATCCGATAGTGAATTTATACAATTTTTAAATGGGCAAATTTTATTTATGGATCATAAAAATAGAATTTTGCATATAAAAAAATTAAATGAAGGACATTATGATAAAATCACTCATTTAGAAGAAAAGACAACGGAGCAATATGATAGTGATAATATTATTATAAATAGAATGAAAAACAATGTTAGGGATGGGCAATGTCAATGTTGTACACTTCCATTTGAAGATAATGATGATGCCTATATATTAGGTAGTTGTTGCCAAATTACACTTTGCGACCATTGTCTTGTTAATACTAATGCAAATGGAAAAAAAACATTTATTCAAAGATGTCCTAATTGTAGTTCTTCCATTACATATAATAATATTATAAAAGTAAGTAGTACAATAGAATTGAATGAAGAAAATTTATTATTAAACAATATTGAATTAGAAGAAGAAAAAATTACCACTGTGGAGGAAGTAGATTCAGATTTTGGAATACCATCTACAAATATGAAAATGAAATCATTATTGAGATTAATAAGATCTACAAGCACCATTAATACCAATATTGAAACTTATTGCATAAGTGACCAAATGGTCAATCCATATATATCTGGTCTATTAATTGGAAAACAAAATATACCAAATGTTGATAGAAAGAAATTTTTAATTGTGGCATTAGTACAAGAAACAAATAACTTGATTTCACATGAATTTACAATTAGAAATATACCACATCAAGTATTAGGTGGAACATCAGCGCAAAAAAATAAAATTATTGATCGATTTAAAACCGATATTGATATTTTATTAGTTACCGCCATCAATGATTGTGCAGGGCTACATCTACCATTTGTATCACATATTATTTTCTATCACAAAATTATTGATCGCAATACCGAAAGTCAACTCGCTGCGCGGGGTCAAAGACTTGGGAGAGAATATAACCTAGAAATTATTTCTATTCTATACCAAAATGAATAAAACTCTTTCTTTTAAAAAAAGAAAGGAGGCAAAGAAAATAGACATCGCTGTCACTAGCGTTTAAAAAAGGCTTTACCCAAAACATTGTATTGGTCAAAAAAATAGTTATAATTAATATATAATCGTAATTAATACACAGGTTCAATTAATACATAGGTGTAATTAATCGACAGGTTCAATTGTAACATCATCTTGAACACTTATGTTTTGAACACTCACATTTTTTTTTACATTGATTCTAAGATCAATTTTATCCTCAAATCGAGCATCGTAGTAATCTGAAATATTAAATACAATCTCTAAATCACAAGGATACATCTTACGCAATTCATAAATTACCTCAATGTATTGCTCTCTTGGCATGTTTAGCCTAACCAAAATAGGCCAAAGGCTTTCAGAATTCTTTCTGAAAAAAGCAGTTTTAAGCTGTATTGCAAGATCACAAAGTGTAATCTCTCCCACTGTCTCTTGAATCGTTGCACTTTCATCTTCTTTACCACTATCAATATTGAGCTCGCGTTCCAGTTGTTCAATTTTTTCTTTCATATCTTTAATTTCTTTTTTGATAATGTATTCTTTCATTTTAATAATTTCTTTATGACTATGATTGTCTAAAAAAGTCCAGTGATCAGTTCTAACAACATTTTTGTTATGGCTAGGATCTTTTTCAGTATATGCTTTAATCAATTCAATTTCATCTGGAGATAAATTGCGATAGTCTCGTTCTAAATCAAATCCTTCTCTTTTTGCAATGTATGCTTGAATCTGTTGAATTTCTTCTTCAGTTAATTTTTGAATCCAAGGATCATCTCTATTTTCTTCAATGTTTTTAATCTTTTCAATTTGTCCTTCAGTTAAATCAGCACATGCGCGTAAAAGTACTTCCTCTTCCATCCTACGTTCAAAATCGCCTTCTTCATCAGTTGAATACATTCTAGACATTATTTGATTGTTAAGTTTGTTAATTTTACTTATGATAAATAATTAATTCAAATATGCTTTTGCAAAAAAAAACAAAAAAAAAGAGTTTATTTTCTTCATTTTTTAAATTTTTTTCATTTTTCCTTTTTCCTTTATTTTTGAATCTTTTTTATATAATGACCTATACGCTAGTGACAAGCGACGTTTATGCAGTGACAGCGATGTCTATGCAGTGACAGCGACGTTTATGCAGTGACAGCGACGTCTACGCAGTGACAGCGACGTCTACGCTAGTGACAGCGACGTCTACGCAGTGACAGCGACGTCTACGCTAGTGACTTTTATGTGCTTGCGACTGGCTCAACTACCGCCTTTGATTCAGTTACTTCATTTTTTTGCACATCTTTTGATGCATTTTCATCATGGAATAGTTTCATTTTTTCATCAATGGTGGTTAATATTGAATCACAAATTTGATCTGGAACATTTCCTTCAATTAGAAGGATATGAACCGCAGCCTTAATATGACTTGGTGTAATAGTTCTTACATTCATTACCTTCAATAAAATTTTTGTAATTAATGCCAACTTTCGGATTAAATCAATTACCAAATCACTCAAATATTTCTTTACCTTTGTGCCAATAGTGATATTAATATTTTTTGCATTCTTTAGCCAAAGAATTCCATTGGTGACATATGTCACAAATGACATATTTGTTGAAACATCCAATGCTTCTTGATCTTCATCGTCATCCTTCTTCTTCTTAGATTCCGAAGATAAATCAAAGTTTGCGTAAGTTGGTAAATTTTTAATAATTGAAAAGGTTGACAATCCATTCAAATCTCCACTGTAGAAGTGGGATACGTCCAATGTCTTTTTGCCACTTTGCAACACTTGTGTAAACCCATGTGATACCAATTCCTTAAATACAATATCAGAAATAATTGAAATTGCATATGGGGTATATTGATTTGTTCTAAACAATTGCTTATTCAATTCATCAATTTTTTTCTTATTTTCAATAAATTCATTTGAGGTTTCATCGGAAAGAGACTTTTGCTTTTCTTTATATTCCTTCAATCTTAAATCAATACCTTCATCCAAAATATACTTTCTCAAATAATGCTCTGATCTTGGCCTAGAAATATGAATATCTCCAGTTACGGCATTCAATACTTTCTTTACTGATTTTGTGTCAGGTGCCGTATTCTCACTATTTTCAGTAGAATCGGATTTTGGCTTTGGCTTCTCAGGCTTTGACTTTTCAACTTTTACCTTTTCAACCTTTGGCTTTTCAACCTTTGGCTTTTCAACCTTTGCAGTCTCAACCTTTGCGGTATCAACCTTTGCGGTCTCAACCTTTGGCCTTTCAACACTTTTTTTTGCTGGCATTATTTTTTGGTGTAAATAAATAGTAAAATGTAATGGAAATTAAATTTTATATACATATATTTTTTTATATTTAATTGGATTTATATGTAATATAAATGATTTATACAAAAAAAAATAATACACACATAATATTCAAAATTATACAATAATATTCAAAAAAATACAATTCAGTATTATAAAATTTTATGTAAACATGCTATTTAATACTGAATTATTTGTATTTGTATCAGTTGGTTTTACATTTTCTGAAAATGAAGTATCTTGAACAATATTATCTTGAACAAGATTATCTTGTTGTGGAAATTCTACCATTTTTTGGTTATCTTGCGGGACTAATTCTTTTGGTTTTTGATCATCTTGAGTCACATCAGGAGCCCATGTCTGTCGCATTCCCCTACCGCCACCTCTTCCCCTACCACCATTCATTCCTTGCATTCCTTGCATACCATTCATTTGCATTCCTTGCATTCCTTGCATTCCTTGCATTCCATTCATTTGCATTCCATTCATTTGCATTGGCGGTTGCATACCATTTCCTTGCATTCCATTCATTTGCATTCCATTTCCTTGCATTGGCGGTTGCATTCCATTTCCTTGCATTGGCGGTTGCATTCCATTTATTTGCATTGGCGGTTGCATTCCATTTCCTTGCATACCATTTCCTTGCATTGGATTTGGAGCCCCTGACGCTGGTGGTGTTACGCTTTCTGTAACATTATTACTATCTTGCTTTGCACTTCTTCTCTTTTCCCGTAAAGACGCCAATTCTTCCAAATTTATCATCTCCGGAACATTTTCATCTAATTTATGAACATTAGGATCCAATATCTTCTTATTTTTCTTATTACCCCCTCTAACTATAACAAAATAATAAATAAGTATAATAATAATTACTAAAACAATTATGATCATAATAATCATTGATTTTTTTTTCCCCATACCACCCATTTTTTGCCCAGTAGCTCCCGTCTTATCGGGTCTCATATCTTGATCGAGTATATTTGGAGTTACAAGTTCCATATTTAATATTAATTCTGTTATATATATAATTAATTTATATACTATTGTATTTTTTTTTTAATTGAAAAAATTGTAATTTTAAATGGAAACTTTAAAAAAAATTGAAATTTTTCTAAAAAAAATTGAAGCTTGGAAAAATAGTATAAATACATGCATTCATTTTATAAAAAAAATTGATTTAAATAGTGAATTTTCTAATTTAGGAGAAAAATATAAACAATTTATTATTAAAATTAATAAAATAGAATTAAATGATATTTTTGATAATAAATGGATAAATCAACATGAAGTTCAAATAATATTGGATGGTAACATTATGAATATATTACATAAATATGAAAAAATTTATCATTTTTTAAAAACATATATTCATATTTTACTTAATCCAAAAACAATTCATTTTTTAAAAAATCAAAAATCATTTTCACATTCTAATGTTGTTGAAAACTTTTTTTTAGAAATTACAAAATATATATTTTTAAGTGGAATTGCCTATGTTCAAATTCAAGAAATGATCAACAATTATAAAATATTATTTGATAATAAATTTAATAATAAATTTGATAAAAATGTTGGTTTATTATATTTAATGCTATATTTAAATAATATAAATAGTAAAAATATCACATTAAATCGAAAACTTAAATATCAAATATTAAATATTAATGTACAATCAAATAGTAAAAGCACTGATGGTATCATTATTGATTTATATACAAATAATAAGAATATGGCAATAAATGATATACAATTAATACAATATCCAATAAAACCAATTATATCTATAGATGTAGTAAATTACCATGAAGAAGTTAATCATTTTTCATTAAAATTTCCACATTCTAAATTTTTTACAAAATATAATGTATACCCATTAATAGATAAAAAATATAATGAATCTACTGTGTTGTCTGCATTAACTATAACGCTTGCAAATAGATTAAAAACTATAGAAAATATACCATATGATATCACCTCTAAAAAATCTAATATATTTGGGGTTTCATTTGCAAATAAATTTGGGGTAAAAATATCAAATAATAGTTTTATACGGCCAGCAATGTTCCATAAATCAGTTTTAACAAATTTAAATACAAAAAAATTAAATTCTAATAAATACCCCAAATTAACTGGTGGGTATAGTAGTGAACATAGTGAACATAATAGTCATAGTAATGAACATAGTGAACATAATAGACATAATAGTAAACATAGTGAACATAATAGTCATAGTGAACATAATAGTCATAGTGAACATAATAGTCATAGTAGTGAACATAGTGAACATAATAGACATAATAGTAAACATAGTGAATATAGTGGACATAATAGTCATAGTAGTGAATATAATGAACATAGTGGACATAATAGTCATAGTAGTAGACATAATAATGGCAATAATGACAATATTGACAATTGGTTCCCATTTGGCGGTATAAATTTGTATGCTAAAAAATATTTATCCATTACTGAAAATATAATATTGGAAAAAATAAAACATGATAATTTACAATTAAATCAATATTTTAAAGATGACATTGCACAAGAGACAGTACAGCCAGTTTTATACAATTTAGATATTCTATTAAATTCACTATTAAAAGAATTTAAAATTCATTTTCAAAATATGTTACAATTGCTTAAAACCAATAATGTAAAATTGGAATATATGCATTTATTTATGTTAACAGTTGGAAAGGAATATTTAGATAATAATTATATTGCAACCGCATTAAAAAAAATACATTTTGACAAATGTAAAAAATATATTTTGGATGTTCAAATAATAAATCCACATATAGATATCCAAAAATTTAAAAAAGAATTAAAAATAAATCAAACACTTGTTATGCAAACAAATGGATTAGATATATGGAATTCAATTAAAGCAATTTTTTTTAGTAAAAATTTTGAACCAGATTTGGCAATTTTAAAACCAGAATTATTATCAAAGCATATATTAATTCAAATAAAACAAATATTTACCACAGTTGTAGAGCAAAAAAATGCATTAGAGTGTATACCAAATAGTTTAAAACTATATGGAATTATACACAACCAATAACATTTATTTAATATCTATAACATTTATTTCTAATAATTTAATAGCTATGATTTATTTAATGTTATTTAATGTTATTTAATGTTATTTAATGTTATTTAATGTTATTTGGCATAAACTCTAATGGTTTAATGTTATTTTATCCAACCTCCTGTTATTAGAGTAATAAATGATTTCCACATATAACCCATTAAATTTAACATTGATCCAAAAGGATCAACCATCCACTGTATCGGATTTAATCCATTTGCAGTTGCCTCATCTAATAATTTTTTACACTGTTTAACTAATGCAATTCCGGCAAAAACTAGTCCAACTATTACACCTATAATAGCAAGAACTATAATTATGCCTAGAATTATTTTAATTGCTAATTTAGTCCTATCACTTCCTAAGTTTGGATTATTATCAATGGCGCTATTAAAACGTTTAAAACTTTGATGTGCTGAATGATATGATTTACTTGCATACTGATGCGCGGAATGATATGCTTTATTTGCTGAATTATATGCTTTGCTTGCTGAATTATATGCTTTACTTGATTCTTGTTTTGCATATTGTGAATATGTTATTTTATTATTTCCATAATTATTATGTTGACTATTATTTCCATAATTATGATTATTTCCATAATTATGATTATTTCCATAATTATTATGTTGACTATTATTTCCATAATTATATTGTTGCATTTCTATCTGTGGAATTTGTTGATATTGTTGATATTGTTGTTGACTGCTATAATATGACATTTTTATAAAAAATTTGTATAAAATTATACTTATTTTTTTTAAATTTATAAAAAAAGAATTGTATATATTTGTTTATTTATTTTTATAATTTTTTAATGTTCTTGCGCTTGGATCAATATTAGTTTGTGCCAAGTCAAATATATATTTTGGCTCCCAATAGTGCGATAGTATTCTACAATTTGGGTAGTATGTATCAAATACCATTTTGTAATACATTTTTTCTTTTTCCAATGGAGTGTTTGCACCTATAGAGGATATATAATGACTATTTTGAATAATTTCATATAAAGATTTATGTGTATTTGATACACCATCACTAAATGCTTCTTTTCGTCGCCATAAAATCTCATCTGGTAAAATTTGCCTTGTTATATCATAGCAGTTATAAATGCTAAATGCTTGTCTTAATAAAGATTTTGTGCATTCACCTATCCTTGGCATCCTTAAATTGGGTGGAATGGCCAAATAAAATTGTGTCCAACTTTTATCTAAAAAAGGCGTCCTGGGCTCTAATCCATGGCTTGATATGCATTTATCCGATCTTAATACATCATACATATAAATTTCATCTAATAGTCTATGGGTCTCTTTATCAAATTCAATACAATCTGGGCAATTTTCCATATATAAATAACCACCACATAATTCATCTGAGCCATCACCATTAAAAATAACTTTTGCGTCACTATTAGCGGATATATAACGACCCAATATATAATTTCCAATACTTGCCCTTACTGTTGTGGTATCATAACTTTCAATTGCGCATATCACTTCTGGAATGGCATCAATAAATTCTTGTTCGGATAAAATAATTTCTGTATGAGACGTCCCTAAATATTCTGAAACCATTCTTGCATATTTTAAATCCTCTGAATTCTCTAATCCAATACTATATGTTTCTAATGTTGGTGGTGGGATTCCACTATTAATGGCATTTATTCTATAATACTCAACAATTAATGCAGCGATTAAACTACTATCTAATCCTCCAGATAACAAACATGCAATTGGCCTATCAGTTACTGCACATCTTTTAAAAACTGCTTGAGTTAAATAATATCGAATTCCTTGTAATGTTGGATATATTGCAGTTAATATATTCACCATTGAATCATTGTAATGTGTAAGCGAATGTGTAAGCGTAAGTGAATGTGTATGTGAATATATAAATGATGAATTTGATTTATTGTAATATCTAACCATTTTTATACTTTTAAAATTGCCATCTAATTCCATATATAATGACGGCTTAAAATGGCGAATTTTAGCTTCATTATTTTCTATATCAAAAAATTCAGTCTTACCATCAAAAAATTCCGATTGGGCATCCGAGGAAAATTCATTTAATACTTTAATTTCTGAGGCAAAGGCAATCATATGAAATGTTGTTCCATCATTTAAATAATTGTAATTTTGAACATAATATAATGGGCGAATTCCATAATAATCTCTAGCGACATACATTTTATTAATGTTAGAATCATATAATATAATTGCAAATACACCATCTAACATCTTTAACATGTGCTCAAACCCATATCTTAAATATAAATGAATAATAATTTCACAGTCTGAATTTGTTTGTGGCATAACTGTATTTGTGCTATCAGATCTTATATCATTTATCATGTCGTATAATAATTTATAATTATAAATCTCACCATTACAAATGAGATATACTCCTCCAATAATAATTGGTTGATTTGATTCTATATTTAATCCATTAATTGCCAAACGATGAAAGCCAAAGATTAAATTTTCTTTTATTTTACCTAAGGCGGAAAATTCGGGACCTCGATGTTGCCCAAGTTGAAAGGCATCATTTATATTATCATTTATTTCTAAATATTTATCATCTGTTTGGCTACTTAATATTGATAAAATTCCACACATTTTATATATACTTTGCACTTTATTATATACTATATAAATTGTATTTTATAATTTAATATCACTTGCATTATTAAAAATTAAAATACTATTTTTACTAAAGAAATATAAGATTTAAAAAAAATTGCAACTTAAAAGCACTTTCTCCTGAAAGCATCTTTCTTACTATTATAGAGATTGATTTTCAAATTAGAGAATTTCAAATTTGTATCCAAGTTGAATTGATAATTGTTGAATATAATCATCTTGGCATTGAATCATAACATCATAATCTTTGATTTGAGCATTGATATCTATAATAGTCTGATCAGATTCCAATATTTGCGCAAAACTCTCTTTGAGCTCTTTACATTTAGAAATTAATTGCAAAATTCTTTGTTTGCGCTTTTGTTTGCGCCTTTTGAGTTGTTTTATTTTGCGATTTAATGCAAAAATTTTTTCTTGCATTTTTTCATCTTTAATGATGCCTTTTTTTCTTTTTTTTAATTTACTGACTAAATCATTTTTTGTGTCTTCAAATCTACTTCTAGTATTATATAGCATACTTAGTGTGTATGAGAATTTAGTCATCTTTTCTATAATAATTTATTCATTCAAATTTACTAAAAATTTATATCAAAAAAAAAAATAATATTATTATTTTGTTACTCTTGTGTTTTGATGAAAATTACTACCATGGACAGCGACCATAAAATGGCCTGAAAAACGTATTTATGCAATTTTTCGTACGCAATATTTACATGCAAATGATCCACCACCAAGAGGTACTGGATTGTGCTTTATTTGATTCTGTAGATCAGAGCGATGCCTACTTTTATCACATAAAAGACAGTAGAAATATTTGTCGACGCATTCTTTACTGTCCTTTTGTTGGTCTTGAACAACTAAAGTATCAATATTCATTTTAAATGCATCGATCAAAGAATGACTATTATTTGTATAATAGTCTTTTAACTCGCTCCCCACCACTGTCGCTCTTTTAGCTCTTGTCATACTTGGATCACTTGACACTCTTGGTGGTCGATATTTTGCCATTTTATCATATTGGGCGACTTGATTTTCTCTTTTCCTTTTGAAACTTTTACCGTCTTTTTCAGTATCCTCACCATCTTCCTCGGTTTCTTCACCTTCTTCTTTGGTATCTTGAGTGACTTGATTTTCTCTTTTCCTTTTAGAACCTTTACCGTCTTTTTCAGTCCCCTCACCATCTTCTTTGACATTAGTTAGCACCTTAAGAAATGCTTTAACCTTCTCAATTTCTTTACACAATTCAGTCATTTCCAACTGTGCGTCTTTGGGAGAATATGCTTTGATTTCATCAATTACTGATTTCAATTGATTTTCCAATATCTTCTTATGTGCATTTTTGATATTATATTTACTCTGTCCTAAAACTATATTATCTTTTTTTTTCACCAATTCCGTTAGGCGTTTATTGGCAAATAATATTATTTCCTCCGCCATCCCGTCTTTTTGTTATTATAATTAATTGATCCAAATATGTCATGTTTATTTACAAAGAAAGGGATTTTATCCTTTTTTAAATAGTTTTAGCGTTATTTTTATCTCTTTTGCATGGTCTAATATTGGGGCATTATATGTGCATTTTGTTTTTTGGCCAGCTTTTTGGAGATTGGAGGAATACGAAGTATGCCGTAGATCGGTAAAAAGTGTATCCCATTTATGTATAATTTTTGGGTCAATATCGCTTAATTCTTTTACATATTTTTTGATATATTCACAATTTGGGTCGTATTTTTTTTGCTGTATCCATGGATTAAAATATCTAAAATATGGCTGTGCATCAGTCCCACACCCCGCGCACCATTGCACGCCACTATTATTCATCATTGCATCATAATCCACTAATTTGGTCGCAAAATATTGCTCACCATAGCGCCAATCTATATGCATGAATTTAATTAAAAAACTCATTGTGATCATTCGATTTCGATTATGCATATATCCAGTGGTGTTTAATTGGCGCATTCCCGCATCAACAATGGGAAATCCAGTTGTGCCTTCACACCATGCATCAAACCATTTCTTATTAAAGGGTGGCAATTTTAATTTATCAT